CAACCGTTACAGAGGTAACACGGGCAGCGAGTGTCAGCGTGACGGTTGATTCCGCCCCGGGTTCAAAATGGGGAAAGTCCATGTCGATAAAACGGAGCACTTCGCCGTCTGAATTGCGTACAAACGCCTGTTCGTATTCTGAATCAATTTCCAAAATTGTGTGTGCAGCGTCGTACTGAATACCGTTTGTTGTGTATGAGGTATCTCCGACGCTGAATGTCAGCCGTGCGGTGCTTGCCGCCGGATCCAGGTTGCAGATAAAGCGGGGTTTTGAAGCCACTGGAAACGGATTTTTCAAAGTGATTCCGCCGGATGTGACCTCATAAGCCTCCATTCCGGTCTTTGAATACCAAAACGGCAGGCGCGAGAATTCCAGCGTAGCTTTTTTCAACGTTCGCAGGCTGTTCGCGACGGACTGGAAATTGGTGAGAACAGCAAAGGTTGTAAGCCCCTCCCGTGTGGTTTCCTCAAAGGTTTGATACCCTTGCAGATACGCCAAACTGTTAATCAAAGCCTCCGCCTTTTCGTCCGCAGAGATATTGGTTTTTGAAACGAGCGCAACCTCGCGCTTTATAACTACATTTTTATAAAAGCCGCTGTCAAGGTAATCGCTGCCGTCTCTGCCCGGAATATCCACAAGAGAAAAGCTGCGCTGCGCGATTTCCCTGTCAGGCTTAGTACAGTGCGCGCCCAGCGACGAAAGCCAGGTATTGCCGAATTTGAAATCGTACATTATCCGAAAGCGCCTCCTCTTGCCATTACATCTGAAATGAAAATATCGGACACCCTGTGCGCGACGTTTTCAATATCCAAATCATTGTGGAGTGAAACTTCGCCGAAATTAAACGCGACCTGAAACGTCTGACCGCCGAAAGCACTGTCACTTGAATCAGGCAGGACAGCCGCCGCACGAATTGAAGCGTCAAAGTCCGTCGGAATTGCCGCCTGCATATTGCTTGAAACGCTGAGCATTTCCTTTGAAAAGCCCCTGCCTAACCCGAGAGCCAGGTTCTTACCTATTTCGTTCTCAAAGAGAGTTGAAGGAGAATGAATTCCGAAAAAGTCCTTGATTTTATCTACAATGCCGCCGAAAAAGCCGGAGATTTTATCCCAGAGCCACGCGCTGACATTCTGAATTCCATTCCACAGACCTTTTATAAGGTTTCCGCCGATTTCAGTAAACTTAGCGACGCCCTGACCGAACGCCGAAACGAGCTTTGTTATAATGGTCGGCACTGCTGAAATCAGCTTTGCGATTATTTTCGGAATATTCTTAACGATGCCGAAAACGAGCTGAATCGCGCCCTCAATAAGCTGAGGGGTACATTCGACCAGCGCGTCAACAATGCTTCCGATAAGCTCGGGCAGAGCTGTAACTAAAGCGTCAATTATAACCGGCAGGGCGTCAATCAGCGCCCCTATAATTTGAGGGAGCGCGTCAATTATTCCGCCTACGATTTTCACGACCCCGTCTATGAGCTGAGGCAGAAATGCAACAATCGCGCTGACAATCTCAGGCAGGAATTTTACAATCGCGTTTACAAGTGTTGATATTACCGTCGGCAGCGCTTCTACCACCGCGCCGATTATAGACGGCAGTGCGTCGGCGATTCCGCCTATAAGCTGAGCCACCGCGTCTAAAAACAGCGGCAGCAGGTCGGTCAGACCGCCCAAAACTGCGTCCAGCAGCTCCGGAAGCGCGTCGGAAAAGCTCTTTATAATCTCCGGGAACGCGTCGACAATCCCCTGAATTAACGCCTTAACCGCCTCAATAACAGGTGGCAGGATTTCGGGCAGAGCGTCAACAAATGTGCCGATTATTCCCGGCAGTGAATTAAGAATACCCTTTAACAGTACCGGAAGCTGAGACGCAACTCCGCTGATAAGCGACTGAATTCCCTTTAAGAGCAGCGGCAAATTGCGCGTAATTGCGTCACTGAGGCTTTTTATAAGCTGCGGCACGCGCTGCACCAGGGCCGGAAGCGCACGGCTTACGCCCATGGCAAACGCGCCGACGAACCCGACCGCCGCGTCGATTATTAAGTCAACATTGTCGAGCAGAGCGTCCACCGCGTTTACAAGCGCTCCTACAATCAGCGGGATCAAGCCGGGAAGAGCCTTGCTGATGCTGTCGAGAACGCCGGAAAACATCTCCATTACCGATGATATAATCAGAGGCGCGTTCGACAAAATGGTAGAAGCTATCTGCAAAATCCCCTGGACCACAGTAGCCACCGTTTGCGGCAGCAGATCAATAACGGTTGAAAGCAGGCTTGAAAACAGGCTTGAAACCGTATTCAACAGCTGCGGCAGATTGTCGGCGATTCCTTTAATCAGAGCGTCCATTACCGACGGTGCGATTTCCGCGACCGCCCCAACGAGCGACATTATTATGTCAACAATCCTCGGAAGAACACCCGAAAGCTTTTCAACAAGGGAATCGACGCCCTTTTGGATTGCCTCCTTTGCTCCCTCGCCGCCTGTCAACAGCAGTGACAAGCCGTTCATTATCTCAGTAATTGAAGGGAGCAGAGTGCCGATTATGTTGTTTTTTACGCCGTCAAAAGTACGTTTAAGTGAGTCAAGTGAATCCTGAAAGTCCGCTGACGCCTTGACTGCGTCGTCGCTCATTACAAATCCAAGCTCATGCGCCTTTGCAATCAAAGCCTCAGTGGATTCCGTTGTTTGGTTAAACAGCGGCGTCAGGTTCTGACCACTTTTGCCGAACAGGGAGTTTGCAAGCGCGGCGCGTTCGGTGCTGTCGCTCATTCCCTGCATTCCTTTAACTACCGCCGCGAAAACTTCCTCACGTGACATGCTGTTAAGCTCCTGCATGGAAATACCGAGCTTTTCAAAGCGCTCCTGAGCCTTTGCGGTGCCGTTTTTTGCGGCGTCAATCTGATTTGTCATGGTCTTTAAGCCGGTTGTCATGGAAGTGATGTCAACACCCGACTGACCGAGAACGTAATCCCACTCCTGATAAGCCTGGTAGCTCATTCCCAGCTTTTGGGAAGTCTTGTCAATTTCGTCGCCCGCCTCAGCGGTCTGCGACGCCATGTCGAACAGCTTTTTGCCGGCAGCCACGGCGGCGGTTCCAACTGCGGCGGCAGAGGCTGCCACTGCCGCTCCGACCGTTTTCAGGGCAGCGCCCACTGCTTTAAACTTCTCGCCTGCGTTCTCGGCCTGTTTACCTACGCTGTCAACCTCGTCGCCGAACTTGTCCGCCTTGTTCTCCGCGTCCTTGAACTCGTCGCCCGATTTAGACAGCGCGGTGTTGTTTTCCGCAAGCTCCCGCTCCATTTTATTCAAAACGGATTTGGCGTTGTTCAGCTGAATCTGCCAGTCTTGGGTGCGCCTGTCGTTTTCGCCGAAAGACAAAGCCGCGTTTGACAGAGCTGATTCAAGGGTTTTTATCTTGTCCTTTTGACCCTCGATCGACTTTTCAAGCGCGGTGTTTCTGGCTGTCAGGGCTTCCTCGGATTTGTCGGTTTTATCAAACTGCGACTGAACGAGCTTCATCTCGGAACTCAAAACCTTCATGGACTTGTTGATGTCCGATAAAGCGTCCTTAAATTCCTTTTCGCCCTCAACGCCGAGCTTAAATCCGAAACCGCTTGGCATAAATGCACCTCCTTAATTCAGACCGAAGGGAATAATGTCATCAATAAACCGTTTTATTTTCGGCTTTGAAATACCGCTATACTGCTTGTGACATTCCCATAAATCCAAAAGCAGCCCGAACGGCATAAGGCTCACCTCGTCAATAGAAAGATTGAGGTGAGCCAGCCCATAATAAAGCAGCCGGGTAAACAATTCCTCATTGCTTACTCGGCTGCTTATGTGTTTTTTGCGTCGTCCTCGCTCTCGACATTCCGGGCTGTTCCCCTGAGCATCGCCTCAGTGATTGCCTCCTTGTATTCCGAAAGCTCGAACGGGGTTGTCAAAACCTCAACCTCATCCACAGTGAGGATATGACGCTGATTATCCTTGTTTTTTAAATTGTGAATCTTAACCGACTGTCCGGCAAGAAGCGTAATCAGCCATACAACCTCATCAAGCTGTTCCGCGACGCTTTCCCCGTCGAGCTTATCACTCAGCTTGTCAAAGCTTCCGTAGCGCTGAAGGATTTCCTTCATTGCCCGTGTTGACAGGAACAGCTCATATTCCTCGCCGCCAATATTAATCTTTGAAGTTCGCTCTGCCATACTGACCCCCGGTATTATTCTGAGTAAGACGGCTCATAGACCGCGTTGTACCAGCTGCTGATTGCGGTTGCGCTCTCGGCGCTCTCGCCCTCGGTTACCTCCGCCTTCCACGGGTGGTTGCCGTTTGAATCAGCTTTATTTCTTCTCATAACCGAACCCTCAATAGTAGGTGTTGAGAATGTAATGTTATCTCCCTTTGTGGCAAGGTTAGTCGCCGGAACACCGAATTTAACGCGATACAGCCAGAAATAGCGGTACTTGCCGTTTGACTTTTTGGCGCGGAAGCCGACGGCAACGTATGGCGCGTTATCCTCGGCAGTTGAAACAATAACCTTGTTCTGGTCGACCTTGGCGCCGAGCAAATCAGAGGCGACGTTCGCTTTAATGTCGTCGATTCCAAAGCTGAGAGTTCCGTCTTTGAACTCCTTGACAGCTTCCGCGACGCCGTCGTCAGCGTTAAGCTTAGCCTCCAGAAGATTCACGGAGAGGTCGGCGGAGATAGCCTTTGCAAGCATGGTAGGCGTGCCGTAGGACTCATCGCCGTTAGAATCCTCGGTGATAATCGAATAGTAAACTTTATCAAGTCCGATTGTAGCCATTAATTAATCCTCCAGTTCATAAAATTGCGCTACATCAATGTTAAAATGATAATAGCCTGTTTCGGTTTCATAACCGATATACTGCCTCCCGGTAATTGTTAATCCGGCGTCGAGGAAGGCTTTCAGCAGCCGGTTTTTTATCGTTTTATAGTTTCCCTTTGAAAACAGCGAAAGCCGCGCCTCCTGAATGTCAATTCCCGGAAGATTATCGGCGTAGCAGTCGTACTCCTCCGTCATCGGTACAATTACAAGATAGGTGTCCGGCGGCTTTTTTGAAAAATTTCCCGTTTCAACAGGGAGTTCCAGCGCATCGGCAATTGCCTTAACATCAGACAGAATATTCACAGCTTCCCCACCTCATCGTCAAAGGTTTTTATCATTACTTCCTCGCAGCGCTTTTTTGCGGCGCGCCACGCAGGTTTTATGATGGGTTTCGGGGCTTGCCCGTGCTTACCGTATTCAATAACGTTCGCAATCATTGCGTTTGTTATCGTTTTGTAGCTGCGCTTGCCTTTCGCAGCGTACTGACGGCTGCGCGGCTCTCTCAGACCTATCTTGATATTCAGCTTTCCGTCGTTGCTCAGCTTAACAGGCGAGATACCCAAAGCGTTTTTTAATTCGCCTGTTGAGCGGCTCTTGACTTTTGTTTCCGAGCCTATTACAGAATCAAGTCTATTATTTATTTCCTCATAAACAACCTCGGCTCCGGCTTGCAGCACCTTTTCGGTTATTTCGTCGGTTTTGCTTCCCAGGCGTGACAACTCTGCCAAAAAATCATTGGGAAACTTCGGCTCAAACTTAGCCATTACTGCCGCTCACCCTTTCCGCGAGAATTTCCACGTACATTCCTCTGCCCTTTACGTTCTCAACGGAGAGAATTTTATAATACTCACCGCCGCACAGCAGATAGCTGTCGGTTGTAACCGTGCAGCCCGGGACAGCCCTGAGCCTGAACAGGTCGGTAGCAGCGGAAAAAGCTGCAAGGTTGACCCATCTCAGGGAACCGTGACGCCCTTCGTGATAGCAGCGGACCTCACGCTCAACAGTAAAGGACTTTTCCTTAAAGCCCTCGCTGTCGGTTGTAAAGTCCGCTTTTAATATCTTTGCAAAGGTATTCATTTTACCGAAGCTCATCACTACACCTGCCATTCCCTGTCAAGCCGCAGCAGGTTATCAACCGCTATTTTAACCGCGGAAGCCGCCTGAACGTTGTCTGAGAAAAAACCTCCGGTTGAGCCGTCGCGGCTCTCATACCAATGCGAGGCAAGCATAATGACCGCCTGCTCGGTGACGGCAGGAAGGTCGTTTTCGGCGTAATAGCCCTCGGTTAAATGTTGATACTTCTCAGCGTAATTCACAGCGGCGGCGAGAAACTCACTGAGCAACTCGTCGTCCTCTGTGTGTTCGATAATCAGGTTCTTTTTTAATTTGACGAGCAAATCAGCCACCTTCGCCGCCCCCTTTAATTAAGACGCTTTTGTTTTAAGGACCTTAATTCCCTTGGAAGCAAGGATTCCCTTGCCGTCGGTTCTCGCGCTGCCGCGGAAGCCTACCTGTCCGTTCTCGCCGTAGAGCTGGTCGTATACTCTGATATCGATTCCCTGTCTGTCGGCGATTTTATAGCATTCTGCAAAATTGCCGAAGGCTGCAACCGCCTTATTTGCTGCAAGCGCGGGAATGTTTTCAGACGTGTGGAGAGGCTTTCCGAGAATTGTTGAAGGCTCGCCGTTAAGCCCCGGTGCCCAGAGATAGTCGCCTGTGCCCGTGAGCTTGAGCTTGCGGATTGCCTTAACGGTACTATCGTTCATCGCCCATGCAGCGCCGTTTCTGTATTCCTCGGGGACGGAATAATACAGGTCGATAAGCTCGTCAGCGGTGATAGCGTTTGTCGCCGCAGCGGTAACACCGACGCCGGCGGCAGTTAGAACGCCCTGGGGCTGAGATGAACCTGTACCGGTCCAGAAATAGCTTGCTTCGCCCTTGCCGAGCGCTTTTCCGAGGCTTCTTGCAAGATAAGAATAAATATCGAAGACGCTGTCTGCAATAAGCTCGTCGGACACCTTGATCATTCTTCCAAACTTATAGGCGTGGAAAGTGACCTGCGCGAAGGCGTCGTCAGTAGCCGAATAGGAACCTTCCTCCGCAATCAGAGCAGCGGCGCCCTCCGAAGAAACGTAGGGAACCTTCTTCTCAAGTGCGCCGAGGGTGATTCTGCCCGCGAGAGCAAAAATCGGGTCGACCTTTTCGCGCGCCGCGTAGAGTTTTTTTTCAAACTCCTCGGGCACGAGGTAGCCGCCCTCGCTCGCGGTGTCCTCCTGGAGAGCGTTGTCTACTCTATTTCCGTGCGAGCGGATGAGATTAAGGAACGCCTTGTTGTATTCCTCGCTGCTTCTGCCGGTCTTTCCCGCGCCGCGTGAAGGATCCTCAAAGAAACGCTTATTTGCGGGAGCGTCAAGCTCCCTGTCCCTGCGCTGCGCCGCCTCAGCCCTCTCAACAGCCTGGTCAAGGCGGGTCATTTCAACCTCCATGTTCTCATAGGTTGCGGTGTCGTCGGCGCTCAGAGTGCCGTTTTCCTGCTCATGAGAATTGAGGAAGTTCTTCATTTTCTCCCAATGCTCCGCTCTTTCTCTTCTGAGTTCGTTGATAGTCATATTTTTTACCTCCTAAATTTTGAGTAATTTTTCGTAAAGCGCGTTTCTTAAATCGCTTACCTTCGCGCTTTTCGTCTTGTTAATAACTGTATTGACCGCTTTGTTTATCAGGCTTTTTGAAACATTAGCGGCTGAAAAAGAATAGGCGTCGGTTTCGCTTTCGGTTGTCATACCGTCCGCAAAGCCAAGCTCAACAGCCTTTTTGGCGTTCATCCAGGTTTCTTCTTCCATCAGGCGCGAGAGCTTTGCCCTTGACAGACCCGTCTTAAACTCATAGGCATTGATTATGCTCTCCTTGAATTCGTCAAGAAGCTCAATAGCCTTCTGCATGACGTTTCTGTCGCCCCATGCTTCTGTCAGGGGGTTGTGAATCATCATCATGGCGGTCGGCGCCATCAGCACAACATCACCCGCCATTGCAACGACAGAAGCCGCAGACGCCGCAAGACCGTCGATTTTAACTGTGACAGTCCCGTCGTATTCCCTGAGCATTGAATAAATGCGGCTTGCCGCGATGCAGTCACCTCCGGGGGAGTTAATCCACACGGTAATATTGCCCGAGCCGCTGTTCAGCTCGTTTTTAAATATCTCCGGCGTTACGTCGTCGTCAAACCAACTCTCATCGGAAATGACCCCGTTAAGTTCGAGCACCCGCTCACTGCCTAAGTCGTCAGCCTGATTTCTGAATTTCCAGAATTTATTCATCCGCCTTTCCTCCTTTCTTATGATTTGCAAACGCGCCCGCCATATTGAGTGGGAGCATATTGCCGTTGATTAAGTACAAATCCCCGCCGGCACCCTCGGGAAGCTTGTCCATGTTTTCAAGCTCACGGATATCGTCGGCAGACATCCAGCCGTTTTGCCTTGCGATTGCATAGCCGTTCATGCGGCTGAGATAGTCGCCGCGCAAAAGTCCGTCGACATTGAACTTCCAAAAATATTTTTCCTGGTCACGTGCCGGCAGCAGGTCGGAAAACATACTTTGCTCCCAGCGCGCCACCCAGGCATTGAGTGTATACATCACAAACTCAATAGACTGGTGCTCGATGTTTGAAAAGCTCGATTTTTCAAGGTCTCCTATCATGTGAGGCGGCACCCTGAACATCCGCGCGATTTCATTTACCTGAAATTTTCGTGTTTCAAGGAACTGAGCCTGGTCGGGCGGAAGTGAAATCGGGGTGTATTTCAGCCCTTCCTCAAGAACCGCGACTTTGTTTGAATTGGAGCTTCCTCCAAATGCTGCCTGCCACGACGTTCGAAGCTTTTCGTGGTCTTTAAGTACGCCCGGGTGTTCGAGTACTCCGCTCGGCTGCGCACCGTTAGCGAAGAATTTGGAACCGAACTCCTCAGCCGCCATTCCCATCCCCAGGGCGTTCTTTGCCATGGCAATAGGCGAAAAACCGACAAGACCGTTAAAGCCCAGTCCGGGAATATGAAAGACCTCGCTGCGTGACAGCTTTGCGACCCTGTATCCGCCCTCGGCGTCATCGTCGGCAAAAGTGTAACGGTAGATTATTCTCTTATCAGCGTCGCGCTCAACGCTCACGCGGTTCGGCATGAGCGGATATAACGCTATTAAGTCACCGCGATTATTAAAAATTTTATGAGCATAAGCATTGCCTGAAAGCAGCAGGTGTGTCATCATCGTTTCGCGGAACACAAACGACGTCATCTCGGGATTCGGACGGTCATGCATCAGTCGGTAGAGCAGGTGGCTTGTCGCTTTTTTCTTCCCTGTCCCCTCGTATTCGTAGAGGTGTAGAGGAAGCCCGGCGATTGATTCCGCCAAAACTCTGACACAGGCATAAACCGCCGTGAGCTGCATTGCGGTTTGCTCATTTACAACGGTGCCCGCGTTTGAACGCCCCATCAAGAACGCCGCGCCGCCGCCTAAATTTTTAGGCTTGTCACGCGAACGAAAAACAGAAAAAATTCCCATAACAATTACCTCCTATAAAACAAAAAGCCCCCGTTCGTCATAAACAGAAGCTTCTTTGTTGTTACCATTTCTGATTGCGCGGTCAAGTGCCATTATCATTGCAACGGCGCCGTCAATCTTTTCGGTTGATTTCGCTTTGTCAGCCTTTATATTCCCGGCGGGGTCTGTCTTGATGAAGATATTATCCATCATCCACCGCAGCACAGGGTGCCCGCCGTGCGCTATCTTCTTTTCAAGCACAAGCTTCATTAGCTCCTTTGTAGGCGGCGACATATCCTTAAAACCCTGACCGAACGGCACAACAGTAAAGCCCATACCTTCAAGGTTCTGTGTCATTTGTACAGCACCCCAGCGGTCGAACGCAATCTCACGGATATTAACACGCTCACCGAGGTTTTCGATGAATCTTTCGATGTATCCGTAATGAATAACATTACCCTCAGTCGTTTCCAAATAACCCTGACGTTCCCACATATCGTAAGGAACATGGTCACGCGCCACACGGGTCTGCATATTATCTTCGGGGATCCAGAAGTAAGGCAGAATGATGTATTTGTCATCATCGTCTTCAGGAGGGAACACCAGAACGAAAGCCGTAATATCCGTTGAAGATGAGAGGTCAAGACCGCCGTAACAGACGCGCCCTTCAAGCTGAGTAATGTCAGCGGCAAAAGCGCATTTATCCCATTTGTCCATAGGCATCCAACGCACAGCCTGTTTAACCCACTGGTTCAAACGAAGCTGACGAAAGGCGTTCTCTTCGCCGGGGTTTTGCTTCGCCGACTCACATGCAGCTTTGACTTTGTCGATGCCGACCGTAACGCCGAGCGAGGGGTTTGCCTTCTTCCATACCTTTGGGTCAGTCCAGTCGTCGCCTTCATCTGCACCGTAGATAACGGGATAAAAGGTCGGGTCGATTTTTCTGCCCTCGATGATATCCTTTGCCTTTTGGTGAACCTCCCAACAGATTGAGTGCGTGTCGGTACCGGCGGTTGTTATCAAAAAATAAAGCGGCTGAGTTCTCGCGTCGCCGCTGCCCTGCGTCATAACGTCGTAAAGCTCACGGTTAGGCTGGGTGTGCAACTCGTCAAAAACAACCGCGGATATATTAAAGCCGTGCTTTGAACTTGCCTCGGCTGAAAGCACCTTGTAAAGCGAATTGGTCGGCAGATATGTCATTGTTTTTGTTGCCTTGCGAATTTCAATGCGCTTTTCAAGCGCCGGGCACAGCTCCACCATGTCCTTAGCGACATCATACACAATGCTTGCCTGCCCCCTGTCGGCAGCGCAGCCGTAAACCTCGGCGCGCTGTTCTCCGTCGGCGCAGAGCTGTTTAAGGGCAACCGCCGCTGCCAGCTCCGACTTTCCCATTTTTTTAGGGATTTCAATGTATGCGGTCGTAAACTGCCGCGTGCCGTCAGCCTTAACGATTCCGTAAATATCTCTTATAATCTGCTCCTGCCACGGAAGGAGTATAAACGGCTTGTTGTACCACTTGCCCTTTGTGTGCTTTAATGCCTGGATAAAATTGACGGCTAAATCTGCCTTTGCCTCATCATAATGCGAGGTCTCCGCCATAAAGCGAGTAGGTTTGTAATCAATCATCCGCTCACCGCTTTGTTAAGCAGGTTCTCCATGTCGTCCTCGTCATCGGAAGGCGGTTTGCCATCCTTAACCGCTGCCCAGATTGAATACCAGTAATTATGAGCCTGCTTTGAATAGGTGTTTGAAACCTCGACAAGCGGCGACTTGCACTCCGCGCCCGTGGTTGGGTGAGCCGAGGTAAAGCCGTTTCGGGAAATTTCCCTCTCAACCTGAACCCAGCGGCTGTAACTCACGGCAAAAAGCTCAACAAGCTCCTTCGAAATCCGCCGGTCAGCGTCGTTGTTCCCTGCAAATTTATAAACACTGTAATAAACGTCCTCGGCATGATTAAGCGCAAAAGAGTCCTCCCCGCTGATTAACTGCCGATTAAACGGTGGAAAGCAAGCCTTTTCCGCGTCGCTGAGCTGAGTTATAAGCTTTTCGGAAATTTTGACGCTGTTTTTATCGTTTTTCTTTTTTCTGCCCGCACCCGGACGAGCGCCGCCCCGGCGGGTTCCGTCTTTTGCCATAGAGCCTCCAAAATGGTATAAAAAAGAGCCCCGAACCGCTCTCACTGACCCGAGGGCAGTTTTGTTTGATTTAATTGATTTTGTTTGAATTTCTTTGAATTGATATAATTGTATAGCCTATATACCCGTTTGAATTCAAAATTTTTCCCTGCGTGGG